GGGAGCACCTAACCGAACATATTGCAACTTTTCAAAAGGTAAAGTAACATTATAATCTTGACCATCATTTGTAAAAGGTTGCACCAAATCTCCATAATCTTTATTGAAACTATCCCTGTAATTTTGATTAACAAACGATTGCCCTTTTTGATATTTGAAATTAATATTTTTAAAAACCTTAATCCTATCTACTTTTACGTCTGTCGTTGTATATTGCGTTATATCTTTAATTCCACCTTGCAAATACCAATCTTCTAATTGCTCTAATTGATAGTTAACCTCATCGAATGATATAGCCGTTAAATTAAACATTTTTAAAATCCCACTAAAAAACTCCGATACTTTTATATCGGGTGCTAAAGTAGGAACAGGCATAAAGGCGGTTGTTGTTGCGGTTGCAGTTGCTGTTGAAATAACAGATTGTGGAAATGCACTTCTTGATGTTGTATTTATAAAAGAAATTGGGATTGATGCACAAGGGATTGATGTTTGAATTTTAAAAGTATAAATACCATTAAAAGTTGAATTTTGAGTAATACTTGTTTGTAAAAATATAGCTGCAAAGTCTGCGTTATTTGTATCATCCCCATTAATTTGAGTAAATAAAGCACCATTTCTATAAACTAACAAATTATAAGAAACATTTGTAGGCACTTGAACATTAACGCTAAAACTAATTGCATATACGTTATCTGCTGAGGAAGGAAAAAGAATGAAAGGAGGAAAACCTAAGTTTTGAATAGTATTATTTGTTGTGTTTGTAATAAGTCTATTTCTTGGATTAGTAGGTGATTGTGTCAATATATCCACGTTTGCAATACTTGACGTAATGTTTAAAACATCACTATTCTTAAACCAACAAAATAATTTTGTAAACCTTGTTTGATTTAAAAAAACCCCACTAAAATTAATGTTATATTTGTTTTCAATAGCCTCAAAAATCTTTGATACTCTAACTGCTGGAAATAACTCGTTAAACACAATACCATGTCCATTTGTGCTTATATCATTTGCACCACCGCCCCCGTGTTGCCAAACTCTTTTTGAACTTATAAGTGGGAATATTATATCGTTCTCAACTTGCACCCTGTTGCGAACGTTGGCTGCAGTATATTCAAAAGACAAATCTTGTAAGCTATCTAAATCTTTTAGTTTGTCTTCCCCAAATTGGTCTTGTAAACTTCGCAACACCCCATAAAAAGTAATCTTATAATTTTTCGGTTTGTTATCCTCAACTTCCGCTCCCTCTAACTGCCATACGCCAATGCGAAATATCTCGGTATCAATTTCTATAAACCCATTGTATTTCTTTTGTTGATTAAAGCCATCATCAACCACACCATCGTACCAATGTTTCAACACTTGGTTATTGTTATCACTTGCAGGAATAGTGAACGACTGCGAATAGTCGGTAAAGACTTTGCTAATGTCATTGATATTTTGCACGCTTGAAACGACCTGAATAGTCTCATCTTTAAACGTATCGAGGCGTTGCCTTACGTTGTTATCATCGTATATGAATAAGGCTACATTCATACGTCATTAATCATTTCGTTGTTATACATAAAATCAATTTCATAGTTAATTGTTTTATCATTTAAACGGGTCTTAACTTGCATACTTTCGGTTTTAACTATCATCGGCTTATTATCCATTAACACCCTTTCGCTCAATAACAAATCCTCTATTAATTCGCTGTAATTCTCATCTACCCACCCCGTATTTAACATGATTGATTTTTGCCCATTGTTATTATACTTTTTGCTTTGCCCTTGCTTAACGCTGTATGATAATTGTGCTGGGAATGTTTTAAACTTTTCGCTTTTAGTTTGGTAGCTTTCTTTTGCTACTTTAAAGAAAGTCAAGGATTGCCACCCACCAAAGCGATTAATAAAATACACTACTTTAGGCGTATATTTAGGCTCGCAAACTAAAGGCGTATTAAAAGCGGTTGCACCCAATAAGTTACTATTTTGGTTTGTGGTTAATGAATAAACACTCGGTTCGGTTGTTGTAAAACTAACTCCGTTAAAATTATATGTTCCCGTATCTAAAAAGAAATTAAGCGCTATTGTACCAGTACGTTGTAAATTGATACTTGTATTAAACAAAGGTACTACGCTTGCGGTTGTGCTTTTATTTACACCATCAGAATATAAAGAATAACCATTTAAACAGCAAAACGTTTCGGTCGTCAATAGATTGTAAACCCCTATCGCTGTTTCGTTATATCGTTTGACTTCCATAAAGCAATAAGCATTATTTGCTTCTACTCCCGTTGTGAGGTTTGGTGCAATAGCTTGAATAAACGCCTTGGCATAATTAGCCACGTTATAAATAGTTTCTAATTGCGTAGGGCTTGGTATTCTTTTCGCTAAAATATAATTAGCAGGTGTTGGGAATGCACCCCCGTAATACCTAAACCTCAACTCGACCTTGCTACCTACCTGCCCTGTTTCTGCAATAGAAATATAGTAAGGACTTCGTATAAATATTTTTTTCATTTCGTACTAAATTTTAAAAAGTTTTCTAAATAAAGACCATAGGCTTGTATTAATTCATCGGGTAGTTTTGCAAATCCTGCTTCAAAAGGTTTGCTAAAAAATCTACTTGGTGCTATACCTTTTTGATATACGCTTCGTGTTATTAAATTAGCGGTTTGCTCATAAGATAAAAACCGCCCCGTTTCCCTATCCTTAAACTGAAACTTTTTAGCATTAACCCAATCTTTTATGCCACTTGTTAAACCTCCTTTTTTACCCGTTCCGCTTCCAAATCTATAAGGGCTGTTTGGTGCTTTCTGTGAACTCGTTGCACCTTTAACGCCCAAGTCTTGAAATTTACCATAGTCTTCCATCGAAAAAGAAAATGAAAACGAACGCTTATTTGTAACCACTGAATAAGACAAACTATTATACAAAGTCTTTTTAACATTCTTATCCTTTCGGCTTAAATTAGCTCGTGATTGCGTGACCATATATTTGCCAAACTTCGATAACGCATCGTTAACTTCTTTCTGCTCTAACATTCTTTACAAAGGTTTATGGTATTATTTGGATATGATAAAGTTAATATAACACTCATGCCATCAAGTCCGTTTTGCATAGCGTTTGAAAATATCAATGGCTCATTGCTACTCACAAAATCAATATCATTTTCATTGCGTCTAATCTCTAATTTATCTCGCAAAGTTTTAAGTATGTTATGACACATTGCCCAATTATCCCAACGGTCGTCAATTAAGTTAAATGCATCGCGTTGTACGGTCTTTTTTTTGTTTCTTATATCCAAAGCAGTCACTTCAAAAGTCATCGTACTATCGTCTAAAGAAACGCCATTTAAACGTATGTTAACAAGTGGGTATATCTCTCGTTTGTTTACATCAAGTTCGTCATCGTCAACCGCTTGAATAGATATAACATCGGGGTCTTCTTGTAAATAGTTAGCGATTATTTCTAATCCTTTTAAGATGGCGTTTCTCATTGCGTGCTTTTATTTTTAAATAGGTTAAATGATATAGAAAGGTGTGAACATTGATTGCAACGACTGCCTCGTGTTGTCGCAAATCTCCTCCAGCGACTGCGTCAATTGAACTATACCAGCCCCATTCTTTTCCAAAGTTTCCCTCTGCGATTTCGTCATCTGTATCTTGCTCATAAAGTTCGGGATATAGATCAGTAATTCGTCTAATAAAGTCAAAAAAAAACTTATAGTTCCTAAATAAGCAGTACATGGTAAAGCTAAAATATCCTCTTCAATAACCTTATCTACATCGTATGGATTAATAGTGTATAGCTTACCAAATCGCTTTTCAATTGGTCGGTACATAACACCCACCGCTCCGACTATATTCTCATCTTTTAAAAACGTTTCAATATCAATTAACTCACCTGTTGTTATTTTATCAAAGTTTGGTATAAATCCATAGTTCCCAAAGATAGGCTCATGTATGGGTGTTTGTTTTAGGGTAGCTGATAGTGTGTAGATTATATCGTCAAAGTCTTTTGATGACATCGCTAATATCTCGCCCGTTGTCATGCCACATAATATGCGTATCATAGCCATAGAGGTATGAAACTCGTTATCTTCTTTAACACTTTCCTGCAATAGTATAAATTGCCCTAAAGTAATTTCGTTTAATTTAGTCGGTATTGTTATTTTTCTCATATCTTATAAACGTAAAAGTTAAGCAAATTTTGATAAGCTATTAATTTTTTTAGATGCTTGATACGCTAAAGCTAAACTAATAACACTATCATCATGCATCCCTTGTGGTGCAGAATATTGCACATTGCGAGTATTTGAATTGTAAATATAAGTAAATGCTTCAAGTTCGTCAATATGCCAATTTACATTTAAAATATTAATTTCTAAGTTTTCAAATGCAACCGCTAAATTTTCAATTAACATCGGTTTTGTTTTTGATGTCGTTGTAAAAGGTTGAACATAGTTAGGACATTTCTTTTTTAATAATTCAAAAAAAACATCCCCCTGATTATTAACTTCTACATAAGTTTTGGCTTTATAAAAATTAATCTTTTCAGCTACATTATCTATAATTTTTGACCATTCATTTTGACGCCACCTATCTATAAAAACCTCTTGCTTGTCTTGGTTTATAATTGTCAAAACAGTGTAGTCATCAGCTCTACCAATATCCAGACCACCATAATAATTACCATTGTTTGGTGCAATATTTATGCAGTCTTGAATGTTCTTAAACAACCCAGAATTGTTATCTAAAAACTCAGCTAAATACTCTTGCTTAAATACGTGGTCTGGTAATGTTTTCCGCCTTTCGTCTAAATCTCTTTTGTCAATCATAGGATTGTCATAAGACGAAAAATGAAAGTACTTATATCTTTCGTCGTAGTTATGTGTTTTTGATAATGTGTAAAAATGGTTTTTGCCTTTTGGTGTGCTTATGAAAATAACCTTTTTACCTTTTACTAAAACTGTTGCAGATAAAACCTCATCCCATAGATTTTGACGAGTAAAAGCAAACTCATCAACTACTAAATAGTCAAATGTGTTACCTCTTAAATTGTCAGGCTTTTCACCGCTAAAAAAAGATAAAGTACTTTTAAATCCTTTGACTTGTAATTCAGTTCGGTTATACTCAAATAAACCACTTTTAGCAGTTGCTTTTTCTAAATCGTCAAATACTTTTTTTGATTGTTTGTAAATAGGTGATACCCATCCAATATTACAACCATTATAATTAATCATCCAATAAAGGATTTGATTAATTGCTAACATAGATTTACCAAACTGCCTACCAATATTACAAACGTAATACTTATAGTTTTCGTTGTTTATACTATCATGAATTAATCTTTGATTGTCATGTGGTTTGTATCCCTTAATCGTTGCCAAACTCGAATTTTGTTACCTCGTGTTTTACCTCTTGCTTTTCAACTAAATTATTTAATCTTTGCGTTATACTTGGGTTGTATATTCCTGCCATGCCTCCCTCGATTTGGTCTTGCTTTACATTTCTTTTTATACGCGAACAGATGGTCGAATAATCGCTATAATTATTATTCGTATTAGCAAAATAATCAGATAAATGACTTATAATTTCAAGGTCTTCTAAATAGTTTTCAAACCCCTCAATTGTCAATGGTCTGTCTTTTTTACGGTAAACCATTTCAGCATCTTTACCTACATAGTCTTGAACTAATATAGGATTGCTTTTAACTTGTTTTTTATAAGCTAAAAAGTATTCCCACATCTTTTCAGGTGTTTCTATGTATTTACGCTTTCCCACGTTTTAATTTAGCTTTAGGTTTAGGCTCTGCTTCCATAGATAGGATTTCAATCAATCCTTTTGTTTCTGCATTTAAGATTGCGTTTGCTCTCGCTTTCGTTACTTTAAACTTATCGCCCACTTGACGGATTACTTTATTTTCAACGTCAAAAAAGTTTTGTAAAACAAATATTTCTACCATAATTATAAGATTTTAAGCCAGTCATTGACTGACGATTTATTAATAAACGTAAAAGTAGGTAAAATTTTCAACTCTGGCAAATTTTTTAAGTCAAAATCTACGATATAACCATTAACTCCATCTGTAATTAATTCCTTTGCACTTGGGTAGTTAGTTGTTATAACTGGCAAGCCTACGCTTAAAGCCTCCAAAATAACCATTGGCATACCCTCTGTATCGCTTAATTGTACTAAGAAGTCATATTGCTTCATTACTTCCTTTGCCTCGTTTGTAACGCCTTTATATGTGCATTTGGTTAATGGTTTTAAAAGGTCTAAATTGCCACTTCCATAAATATCCCAAATGAAAGGCGCTTTAATTAAGTCCTGCATTATAGCCATACGCTTAAAACCTTTTTCAGGTTGAATGCGTGAAAGTGTTAAAAGTCTAATCATACGAAGTTATATATAATTTTATGTATTTTTTTACCCGTTAACTTTTCAAAAGTTTCTTTAACGTACTGCCCAACTGCAACACGATAATTAATTTTCGGGTGTTCTACATAAATCCAATTCATCATTTTGTAATAGTAGGTATAATCTGAATGGATAATTTGAATGTATTTTTTTGCGTGAAATTTGTCAAGTGGGTTGTAACCCCAAGCCGACTGCATGATAATTGTATCAAAGTAATAATCCTTGTCTTTATCTAAAATAAAAACGTTGCATGATACATCTTGTATTATTCTTTGCCAGTTGTCGCATTGCTCCATAACAAGCGTTACATCGTGAAAAGGCGTTAAGGCTTTGCAAAGGTTTAAGGTTGTTGTTTCAACCCCTCCGACCTTACCAAAATGACTAAGGTAAACGGCTACTTTCATAAACGTTTTTTAATTGTTTGATATACTTTTCCTGGTATTGACTGCCACACGTTCGACATTCTCTATTGAGGTCTACATTGTAAATCCTGGCCCATATCTTTTCGGCTACTTTTATTTTCAGTGCTTTGTTTGCTGGTATCGGTAATCCGTTATACCAACTAAAGAAGTCCTCTAAAAACTCCAGCTCTTTATCACTTGGTGGGTTAATAAAAGGGAATAGGCTATTTAATTTTCTTTTACGTTCAAGGCACGCTTCGCATGGCTCAACTCCAAAAAAGGTCGTTACATAACTTATTACATCTCCAAGTCCTTGCATATTTTTTTTATCTTTTGATAGTTTCTATAAATTACTTTGTATTCAATTTCTGTTTCTTTGCTTATTTGTAAAAGGCTTATTTTATGATTTCGGATCAAGTCTAAAAGCAACTTTTGGAACGTTGTTAATCTGTTTTCAATTTCTGATATACCTACATTATAATCAAAGGTTGGTGTTTCTATAATATCAATATTTGACAAATCATAAATAACCTCTTTATTTTTTCTTATATCGTCAATCATTAAGTTTTTGATTGTGAAATAAATGTAGGTTATATTAACATCTTTGTCTTGAGGTATTTTTATAAAGGCATCATGTAGGTAGTCTTGTCCGTTAATAGGGTCGATTTTTTTAGCCATTTTTAATAGACTATCATAATCGCTCCTTATTAATTCGGTTAGTGTCATTTATTAAAAATTTTATCTAAAAATATTAAATCCTCTTTTGAAACGTCGTTAATAGCAGCATCTATTTTTACCTCTTGGTTAACAAAAAAACCCGTTTCCGTTACCCAAGTTGTTTTGACAAAGATATTACCCTTTTGCCATTGTTGGCTCATAAAATCCCCATGACAATGTTTTTTAAACTCCTCGAAGCCTAAAGATACGAGTTCCGACATTGTGAGGTGTGTGGTCATGGTTTCTGTTTTTTATTAAATAAACGTCTTATAAAATATCCTCGAATAAACGATACAATAAAAAAAACAAAAGTAATAAATATATTTTGATTAATTGTAACTTTTATTCCTAAAAGTGGATAAATCCATAATTGAATTAAAAAAGACGTTAACAAACCAACTACGACATTGGTAACGCTTTCAAGTGCTGAGTGCTTTTTACTTTGCATTATTTCAATATTTTGTTAACTATTCCGTTTAAACTTTGCGGGTCTTTTTTATACGCCTCGTAAATATATACAATTGCTGGCATATCTTGAACCTCAACCTTTGACATCTCATTTATAAAGTTATCCATAGCGTTGTAAATTGTCATCATTTCGCTGTTTGCTTTTTCGTCTGCGAGGTCAAAATGACTTTCTGAAAAACGTATCAGATCAGGTTTTAAATTTTTAACCTTGTTTTTTAGTGCAAAAGGTAGCACGAATTTAGTCTGTAATTCGTGCAACTCATTTGCTAATATTTGGCTTAAGAAAATTGATTTTATCATTTTAGAATAAAGTTTCTTGTTTAACTTGTGTTGAATTAAAACGCTTTTCAGCATCTTGTAAGTTTAATTTTGCTTGTTTAAAATAACTATCTTTTAATTCAATTCCTATTGCTTTACGCCCCATTGAAACAGGACTATAAACCTCACTACCTACTCCCATAAATGGAGTTAAAACAACCTCGTCTGGGTTTGAATATAATTCAATTAATCTGTCAATTACATCTAATTGAAGCGGGTGTACGTGCTTTTCGTCATCTTCTTCTTTGCTATCCTTAAAAGGCAGTACGTTGTCAATTCTAATATCATCCCAAACGCTTGATGCGTAACGTTGCCAAATGTAATGATTTAATTTTGTAATTTTGTCAACCTCGTTAATATTGTTTAGGTGTTCCCAAAGTTCAACCTCGTTTAAATTTGAGTTGTTTGCATTATTCCACGCTCTTAAAATGTTAGGTAAAATTGGAACTTCACCAGCATAATGATTAATTCCAAACGGATGTGTTACGGGTGTTTTGTTTTCGCCTTTTTTTGTAAATACCAAAACATAGTCAGGCATTGCGGTAAAGCATTTTGTACTATCCTCAACTATAAACTTATGCATTAACGATTGAACCATTGTACGCATACGAACCTTTAAAGGCTCTTTCCATATTGTTATACGGTTACGATATTCAAATCCATATTTCGTATGTATTCTTATAATCTCGTTTGGAAAATCCCAAAGGCGACAAGTATTATCAAATACATCAGTACAATGTACAGCAGTTATACGACCAGCTTTTGTTACTCTTGCAATTTCTTTTACTAAAAATTCGTATTGCTCTAAAAATTGCTCTTTGCTTTCACAATTTGACATATCGTGTTCACTACTTGAGTAGTTATATAATCCTGCAAATGGTGGACTATAAACGCTTAAATCTACGCTTTCATTTGGTAGTGTAGGCATTACTAACATACAATCTGAATTATAGATTGCGTAACGGTCTGTTACAATTTGGTCTTTTACTTGATTTTCCATTTTTATAAAAATTTAGGTGTTATTATTTGTTTGTTAAATTCTTTTACTTTGTTTTCAAAACTACGATTAACATTTTCAGTTAAGTTTTTATGTAGTTGTATTGCTTTTTGTGTTTTTTGCTCCAACGCTTCTAAAACCCTTGTTTGTCCGTCTGAAATTACCATATCAATAGTAACATCATTCTTTTGACCAAACCTCCAAAAACGTCTTATAGCTTGGTAATATTGTTCATAACTCCACGTTGGAAAAAATACAGAATGATTACAATGTTGCCAATTTAAACCCATTGAAGTCATTTTTGCTTTTGTAATTAAACGTTCGATTTCACCATTTGCAAATGCTAAAAGTATTTCCTCTTTTTTGTCTATTGATTGACTTCCTATTATTTCAACTGCTTTACTATCTGAATGTTTTAAAATACTACTTTCGTTGTTGGTATTACACCAATAAACAGACGTTTTACCTTGTGCTAATTCAATAGCCTTTTCACATCTTTTTTCTTCGGTTTGCTTTTGCTCATGTCTAACTTCTGTCATTGATTTGGCAATAGGTGTAAACATTTGGAACTGACCATTAACATCTATCAAAGATTGATTTTTAACAATATGTCTATTTATAAATAATTCAGGCAAATTATAACGCTCATTTGAAAACCCTAAATCGGATGGCATTTTTGCCATTATTGACCATTGATTAACCCACGCAAAGAAATCCTTTTCGGCATGAGGTTTTAGATAAAACTTTTCGCCAATATTTCTATTATTGCTATCTACGCTATTTTGGTTATTTTTAAAAAACTTGCCTAACATATCCATATAACCCATATATCCTAATGCTTCGGAACTTGTACCTAATTCTATAAAGTCATTCGGGCTTGGTGTGGCTGTGCTTAAAAATCTAAATGGTATCTTTTTTACAAAAGTAGTTACCTCTTGTTTAATTTTACCATCAAAATTTTTAAGTATTGAACTTTCGTCTAAAATTACACCCTCGAAATCCTTTTCACTAAAATAGTGCAAACGCTCATAATTGCATACTACTATTTTTTTTGTATGCTTTCCGTCTTTTGAATATTCTATGTCATCAATACCTAATTTTTGAGCCTCTAAAATAAATTGAAAAGCAACTGCTAAAGGTGTTAATATTAATACTTTTTTGTTTGTGTGGTTGACTATGTTTTTAGCTAAAGCTAATTGAACTAAAGTTTTACCAAGTCCAGTATCTAAAAAAACTGCGCTTCTGCCTTTTTCAATAGCTTTTTCAATAACAAATTTTTGAAAGTCAAAAGCAATATCAGGGATGTAATTTGCTTTAAATCCAAAGTTACCTATTGAATGTCTTTTGTTTTCTAAAAATTTTTCGTATTCTGTCATCATATTTAAAGGTTGTTTTCATTTATAAATTGTCTCACTACTCCGATATTTTCAGGCTTGCATCTAATTGTAAACCCTTTAGTATTGCCTTTTTTTCTCCCGCAATTGGCATGGCCGCCTCTGTTGTCTTTTCTGTTTGGTTTTAAGATTTGTGCCATTAGTTTATTTTACTTTCAAAGATTAAAAAATCATTTTCAAAACTCACATTAATTTCAGGCAAGTTATAAACTATCTTTTCAGCATACTTTAATAAATCTTCTACATAAAAAACGTGTATCGGATGTATGTTTTCAATAGGTTTTACTTTTCCTGCTTTCA